CTATTGCTTTATTTGGTTTAAATAGTATGCCAAGAAAACATAGACAAAACTTTAAAAGAATAAAGAAACAATATTTTTAAATTATGAATAAAGAATTAGGACCTGAAGGAGCTACTTTAGCAGAAGAAGCTACTCAGCTTGAGCTAGAGGAATTAGATGCCCTTGGAGCTTTATTAAGATCTAAATATACAGAATATAAAGATGCTCGAGATGAAATTGAGGATCATTGGATTGAAGACCTTAGAGCTTTTATGGGTCAATATGATCCGGATGTTTTAGCAAAGATTCAGTCTAAAGGTGAAAGATCACAAGTTTATGTTGGTCTAACCAGAACAAAAGTATTAGCAGCTTATTCAAGAATCACCGATTTATTATTTCAGCCTGGACAAAAATTCTTTTCGATTGAATCAACCCCTATTACTAAACAACCAATTTTAGAACAAGAACTTACTGAAAAGGCAACTTTAGAAATTATGCAAGCTGCCGAAGTAATGGACCCTAATTTAGTGCAAGACATAATTGCATCTAGATTTTCTGAGCTTAAAGAAGAAATTGAAAAAGAGACAGCTCTTAGAGTTGAAAATATGGAAGAAGCTATTTTAGATCAAGCGTTAGAAAATAATTTAGAAGGTAAAATGAAAGACGCTATTATGGAGCAAGTTATTTTTGGTACGGGAGCTATGAAAGCTGGAACACTAAGAATAGAAAAAGATCATAAATGGGTTAAAGGAGATGAAGGATTTGATTTAATTTATGAAGAAAGTCCTTTACCAGAGATGGAGGCAGTATCTATTTTTGATTTATATCCCGACCCTCATGCTACTTCAGTAAATGATATGCGTGATATTTTTAGAAGACATATTGTTTCAAGAACAGAATTTGCTGATTTAAAAGATTTTCCAGGATTCAATGTTGATCTTATTGATGAATGCATAATGATGAATCCAGAAGGAAATCACGATGAAGCACAACATGAAAAAGACAGAAGACAAATAGCTAATGTTAAAGATAGAAGCACTCAGACAGAAAAGTTTGAAATATTAGAATTTTGGGGTTCTTTAAATGGTAATGATTTAAAAGAAGCTGGAATAGAGTTTGATGCCGATGATGATTTAACTCAAGAGTATAGTGCTAATATTTGGGTTACTGATGGCAAAGTTATTAAAGCACAATTAAATCCTTTGCCTGGTGGCGTAATACCATATTTCATATTCCCCTATGAGAAAAACCCACACGCATTCTGGGGAACTGGTGTACCTAGAATGATGCGTGATTCACAAGCTACTATGAACGCAGCTACTAGAATATATTTAGATAATGTTGCTTTATCTTCTGGTCCTATGGTTGAAGTAAATACAGATATCATGGCTTCAGGAGAAGACCCAACAGAACTATATCCATGGCGTGTATTCTTGCGAGAGGGAGGAGATGGAAACCAGCCTATGGTGCGTTTTTATCAACCTCAATCTAATTCACCAGCCCTTGTTTCAGTAATAGAATTATTTAGAAGATTTGCTGATGAAACAACAGCATTACCATCATATACACATGGACAAACAAACAGCTCACTAAATAGAACGGCTACAGGTATCTCAATATTAATGAGTAATGCCAATATTGTTCTAAAATCAGTCATCAAAAATATTGATGATTTCTTAACAAAACCAATGATACGCTCACTATATGATTGGAATATGACATGGAATGAAAATGAAAATGTCAAATCAGATATGCGTGTTATTGCAAAAGGATCCACAGCCCTGATACAGAAAGAAGTACAATCACAAAGATTGTTACAATTCTTATCTTTGATTAATAATCCTATGGATGCACAAATGATCAATAGAGAAAAACTATTGGTTGATATTGCAAAATCCTTAGATATTGATCCAGATGAAGTAATTAAATCACAAGAGGAGCTAATGAATGAGCAAGCACTACAACAAGCTATCGCTGCCAGCCAGCAGGGCGGTCAGAGCCCTGAAGTCCAAAATGCCGAAGGAATGGTCGGACCTGATGGAAGAAATGGAGTCCCTTCGCCAGATGGAGAGGGACCAGTTGGAAATAACGGAGGACTACCGCTTTAGTCAAGGTCGTTGCGACATTTTAAAGTTTATAGTATCTTTAGACGAGATTGCTGGTAAAGTAATCGAATCGTTAGGTACCCGTAAGGATACATCTAACATATATAAATAATTTTATCGACACCCCAGATAAGGACCGAGAAAATGAGTAGAGAAAAAACTAGAGGCGAGATGATCGCTGAAAGGCTTGAAAAAGAAGCTGATGAGTTGCAGAAGCAGATGCAAGAAGCTCAACAGGAATCCGAACCCGAAGCAAAGGGACTTGCAAACCCCGAAGCAGAGGTAGAGGACACTCCAGAAGAGGTTGTTGAAGAAGCTGAAAATTCACCCGATGAATCTCAGGATACTGAAGAAGCAATAGATCAGCCAGAAGAAGAGATTCAGGAAGAAGAAGCTAAATCTGATAAAGGTTTATCGGATTCTAATTGGGAAGAAAGGTACAAGAATGCTCAGGCACGAATGACCAAAGCTACCCAACGAGAGAAAGAACTCGAAGCAAAAGTTGTTGAGATGGATAATAAACTCAAGGCAATGGACGCAATGAAGTCTGAGACTCGGATTGAAAAACAGAAGGAAGATGTCAATGTAGATCTTTCTCAGATAGTCAAAGACTATCCAGAGATTGTAGGACCTCTTCAAAAATATGTAGATGCTCGCATCTCTGCTGTGGATCATAAAGTAACTCAGGCGACAGAAGATGTTCTCAAAGATTGCAGATGCCCACCCAGATTATCAGTCAGTTTCACAAAGCGAAGATTTCGAGTTGTGGCTTGGCAGACAATCAAGAATGTGGAAATCAGCAGCAACTGAAGGCGATGCAGAAGATGTAATATCTCTTTTATCAAAATACAAGCAAGATTTAGGTTTGGTTTCCAAAACTGTTTCTAAAAAGGAATTAGTAGAAAAGGCAAAACAAAATGTTGAACCTTCACTCTCTAAAGCCCGGAAACAAAATTTAGGTAGTAGCAAAAAGATTTGGACTGCCCAAGAAATTGGAAGACTTTCTGATAAAGAGTTTCGTAAGTTAGAAAAAGAAATTGATCTAGCTTATTCTGAAGGAAGGGTGCGGGACAA